GGCAAATTGCATCGCAGGAGGGAATAATAGAAGCAATAGAGGCAGATGAGGCTGCCGCTGCTTCAGAACGGGTGAAAAATATAGAGAATAAAGCATCAGGAGTGCAATATAAATTTCACCAAGGACTCAGGAAAACCTCGGGGTCCGGCTGTCGAGACGCCACAGTATTGTTGGCACTCATTACCATGTTTGTAGGATTAGTCACCGTATTTAAGGTAGTGAATCTGGAACGTCAAGACGGCTCACAATTTTGGATCTCTAGATTGGGAGATTACAGTACGAAGAAACATAGTCTGTCATGGTATTTATACGATACTGAAAGAGCTTTAGCAGAGGACCTAGACAGATTTGACTTCTATTGGCAGGATTTCAGCATGTCCCAATTCATATCCTTAATTGCCATCTTGGTATTGGGTGGACTGTACTATTGTAGGTTGGACAATAGGACTTTTGATAAACAATTTCTATACACCAGTGTCTCCACATTCGGAGTACCCCATGAAGATGAACGAGCTGATGCGACGGCGCAAAGCAAGATGCTTCATAAGGATGCCCTCTACCGAGTGTTCCATTATACCGAGAGCGACGGATATGGAAAACTTATTCGAGACGAGAAACTCTATGCTTCCGTAGAGCTACTCACCCAGATCTGTACATACAGGAATACAGATCCAGAGAATGAGCCTGAGATCATTAGAGACAGGCTACGTCGTGCCGCGGCATCCCACAGTACAGTTAACTATAGTCGATACCATATACTGGAGGGGCACGATATTCCTGCGGAAACAGTCCAGGTTGCATACGCCTATTATATGCAACTGAGAGAGAAGATAAAAGGACTGGGCCCTTTTCTACATCCCCCACCTTGTTAGGACGGTATTTGGGTTATGGATATAGGACAGGAGAGGTTCCACTTAGTAGCATTCCTAGACCAAAAGACTCCCTTCGAATTTCGAAAAGACGTCGAACGATTGACTTATCGTTCCGTCCCGCAGTTTTCGTTAGTCTTGGTCCTGTCTGGGAAGGGGCAGCTTTACCTCATCCGTGTCCTCATGACACAAAAACTATGAAGAGTGGGGTGCGCAAGAGATTCGGTCTCTGCCCACCTAAACCAAAGCCGCATATTATGCTCAAGTTCAAAGCATTTGTGCGCACATGGATCCGCGAAAATTTAACATCGTTGCCGGCGGATTACGACTTATCGGTTGAGACTTGGTTAGCAAATACAGATTATCCTGATTGGAGGAAAACCGAGCTCAGATTAGCCTGGAGTAAAGTGGAAGACATTGGGAATCTTCGTTCAAAACACTTTAAGGTCAAATCATTCCAGAAGGATGAACCATACATCCAATACAAACATGCTAGGGGAATTAATTCACGCACTGACGAGTTCAAATGTGGAGTTGGTCCTTTCTTTAAGGCCATCGAGCATGTACTCTTCCAACACAAATGGTTCATCAAGTACATCCCTGTACAATTACGCCCTCAGTACATATATGATCTTCTCTACCGCCCCGGTGCGTCATATTATGCTACTGACTATACAGCTTTTGAAGCACTTTTTACCAAAGAAATGATGGATGCCT